TCCATTATCTCCCGCTGACCTTGTAAAAAATGCAGTTCCTGTCCCCGTGCTACACTCAAATTGACCAGACGGGGACGATGATCTAATACCCACATTACCGGAGCTATCAATACGCACACGCTCTGCATTGTTTGTGTCAAACACAATAGATTTATTGGTTGCTTGATCGCTAATGATTGCGGCAGAACGTGAGCCGTCATACCCAAATTTAGCGCGTGAATTCACAAGAATATCAGCCGAGTTGCTGGCCCCGCCGCCGTTTGCAGTGATTGCAATATCCCCATCGCTATCAATCGCAATCGCAGTGCTTGTGGCGTTGTCGTCTATGCCTGTGGAGGTAAACGTAGTAAACGTGCCTGCGGCGGCAGAAGCGCCTCCGATAACTGCACCGTCAATTGTTCCGCCATTAATGTCGGCGGTGGCAATAGTTGCGCCTGTTACTGTCAAGTCAACATTAACGTCAGTGACTGTTGCACCAGATCCGCCGCCATTAAACTTCAGCAGAACATCTGCGCCATTGACAATCTCAAAGTCATTGGAGGCGTTATAAGTGCCCTGAAATACAATAACTGACCGGCTACTGGACAGGCTGTTGCGGATGTGAACAACCTTTTCGGCATTATTCGGGGTAAGTTGCACATATGCCGTACCACCCAGATCCCCGCCATCCACAAACTCAATAAACTTGTTTCTACCGTTAGATGAGGCCCCATCCGTTATGGGCAGGGCTGTAGGAGATCCAGAGCTTCCCGCCGAGGAAAGGGTGACCGAGATAATCCCGTTGATCGCCTCATCCAGTATGTCAAAGTTGGTGTTGGTGGTATCGCCCCATGTCCCTGACTGTTCGCCAGTTCCAATCTTCTCAATACCAAGGTTAGTTGTATAAGTGCTGGCCATTAACCAATCCCCTTATGCCGCAATATCGTCATAATTTGGTGTTTGTGATGGAGTTACCTCGGACCATCCGGGCGTCTGTGACGGGTTGACCTGAGAAAAACTCGGCGTCTGTGACGGGTTGACCTGAGAAAAACTCGGCGTCTGTGACGGAGTTATTTTCGTATAATTTGGTGTTTGATCCGGGACAATTCGACCCCAAACAAGAACGGTGCCCGTCTGACCCGTTCCTGCCACGCCCTCTAAGGTTACGTTGGCGTCTGCCGTTATTGTTACAGCGCCTACTTGCCCGGTTGCCGAAACCCCCGTTACATCAACATTGTTTACCGTTTGTACGGCAACAGAACCTACAGAGCCCGTGCTAGAAAGTCCCGTGACACTTACGTTAGCGTCTGCCGTGACCGTTGCCGAACCTACAGATCCCGTGCTAGAAAGTCCCGTGACACTTACGTTAGCGTCTGCCGTGACCGTTGCCGAACCCACCGAGCCCGTGCCCGCAAGTCCCGTGACACTTACATTAGCGTCTGCCGTAACGGTGGCAGAGCCCACCGAGCCCGTGCCCGCAAGTCCCGTGACACTTACATTAGCGTCTGCCGTAACCGTTGTTGAACCTACAGAGCCCGTGCCCGCAAGTCCCGTGACACTTACGTTAGCGTCTGCCGTAACGGTGACAGAGCCTACATTACCCGTAGCTCCAGAATTGGTGACACTTCCTTCGCCCCACGCAAGATCGTTCCAACCATCACGGCCCCAACCAGTAAGTGGAACGATCACGTCAGCCATTACGCTATCCGAATAATTGCGTTACTTGCATCAGCGGCGGGAAAAACAATGGTAAAGTCGCCTGAACTAGACGTTTTATCTGCACCGAAGTCCAAAACGACTACCGTGGGATCTCCACTAGCACTGTCGTTGTAGATTAAAGCCCCTCGCGCCGTGAGCGAAGAAGAGCTAAACGTTAGATCTGAAAAGTCGGTTAATGCAGTGGTGCTCGACGTAGTTGGATCAACCCGTGTAAGGGTCCCCCCTCCTGCCGTGTACCCAGTGCCGCTAATCTCATTACTGGTTGTATAGGCGGTAGTAGCCGCAGTAAAACTGGCGCTATTGGTATACATAGCCAATTTAAAAGTATTGCCGCCAGAGTTTTTAAAATTGTGAACCGCTTCAAGTAACTCTTTCTTGAAGGACGTACACATGAAATTGCCACTAAAAGCCATTTAAAGCCTCCTGATATTTTCGGCTAACTTTTGTTGCCCCGCATTAAGCAAAGCATTGTAAACAGTCGTGCGATCACTTTGGATCGCTTCGCGCATGTAATGCGTAAGCACTTGACGTAGATTTTCTTTATACGCCAACGCTTGATCTTTTATAACGGGGGGAGCGGATTCTGATACCTTAACAATCCGATCTAAACACCGAGCAGCAACTTCTTCCGGGGTAAAACCACGGTTACTGGTAGTTTGAACATCTACGATGCCCGAACTTATTTTACCCTCTTCTACCATCATTGTTTAGCCCTTACCACCATTCCTGTGCGGTATTGATCTGTAACCTCTTTAGCTTCTCCAAACAGCTTTAAGCTTTGCAATCCTTGCATAAATTGCTGCTGATAGTTTTGTAAAACATCCGCCTCGCCCTTCATGTAAGTATATGCCTCAACTAAACACCCATAAAGCATTGTCATAGGAGCGTTTTCACTCAACCACGTTGTTCCAGAACTGGCTCCTGCGGTAAGACTAGCGGGTCTGTAAAAGTAGTTTAATTGGACGGTATACGACGAATTTGGCGTAGGCCCGACAATAAAGTTATCTATGTCGTAAACGCCGTAGTATTTTGGAGATCCCGTAGTCGCGCTGTTGGGATTAACCGTCTGTATAAAATCAGGGTCTTTTAGCTCTAAAAAAACTTTGTTGCTGCTGGTATCGACAAAAGACAAAGACAATGGCGCTAAAAAGTCTGTGGGACACGCTAAAAATTGGTTGGCGTTTGTCAATGTCCCCGAAGCGTTTTTTCGGAAAAGGCTTAATTGAACATTTTTAAGAACACGCTCCTCTGTGTTTTTAATAAAAATGTCTAAATTGTTAACAAACGAGGTTTCATCGTTTTCCGCGTAATCTTGGATAGCTTGTTTTAACGCTGAGTATGTAAAACTCATGATGTTGTCACCGTCACTGTTCCCACCGCCCCATATCCCACCGTGGGCCTAAAATCAGGGCCTTCCACCAAAAGTGTGCCCACAAAAACGTCTAAAGGCTCTATGCGATCCGGTCGTGGGTTTTGCAAAGCTTGTGGGTCCACAACTTTACGTCGAGGCTCTAATTGCGGTTGTTTGGGGTCATATTCATCAGGACCCACCAACAAGCCGTTCCACTCACGCTTCATCTCATTTAGCTTATATCTTTGACCAGACCGGTCAGAGATGCCGTAAGCAAATTTACCTGTAGCAAATCGACCCACCACTAAATCCTTGAATACGCCATAGAGGGCTGAATGTTAAAAGATGCACGATCTCTGTCTTCAGACGCGGCTCTTTCAAACTCTTCCTCATATATAGATTTAAGCAATTGTACGCGGTCCGGGGCTCTTTTAATGGCAATGTAATACGCCAAGCCTGCTGCCAAACACGGGTAAAATCGGAAGGGTACATCCATCGTGTTTGTGTACGTGTCCGCATCGTCTATACGAACAAGCTTGTCAATAAGGACGGTGTCTGTGCTGTTTTCTGGAACCGGCCAAAGCTTCAGGGTAGGGTCAATCTGCCGATCTACAAAAAATTGAGACGGCCTAGCCTGTGTCGTTTTAGTTGGAATGTTGATGTAATCACTACGACTAATCCTTTCCAAGGCGTAATCAGTGTCGCTTCGTCTAATTACCGCATTTAAAACGTCAATTGTGGACGCCCCTAAAGCATAGTTCCCCGTCCCTTGCGCCAAAGACACCGTGGTTTGCTCAATAGTCCATTGATTTAAACCTCGGTTGGCCCAATCGCCCAACATCAAATTTAAAGACCGTTTGGCTGTTTTTAAATCGTAACCGGTGCGAACCTCAAGTCCACACCGCTCAAACGCCTCTTCGATGTAATCGCTTACATCAAGCTCAAAGTCTGTAGAGCCCGAAACGGTCATTACAAAGGTTTCTTGGAGGAACTACGAACAGCGGATTTATTTACACCGCCTCCCGCCGCTTTTTTAACCGCTCCACCGTTTCGCATAAAGCCCATTTTGTTTCTTACCGGTTTTGGCAACATGCTTGCGCCCTTATTAGGGGCCGGTTTAAGCTTTTTACGGCCACCCGACTCATCCGGCATTACCGGCGTAACTTTTTTTTCTGTCATCTCCATAGGAGGAACTGGGGTAGGCATACTACGACCTTTTACGCGGCCACCTTTTTTCATAGGCATTGCTTTAGGCTTGGCCGCCATACCGCCGCCTCGCATCTTCTTAG